TATCTTTCGAAGAGCGGGCGGCGTGACTCCGCTTGAAACGATCCTCATCGACGGACACACTACGTGCAGGCGCTATCTTTCGAAGAGCGGGCGGCGTGACTCCGCTTGAAACGATCCTCATCGACGGACACTGACTTATGCTTATGACTTATGGTATGGTATACTGTGGGTGTTAGGCTGCTCGTAGCAGCCGGGACACTTCCATTGTTCGTGTTCGTTTCCAGCGCGTCGCACGAGCCAATACGTGCGGCGCGCACCGAACACGGGCAACGACCTGCGAAACGAAGGCCTAAAGGAAACGAGACATGACGCACCCGAACCGACTCGACACCTACGTCGACCTCCTCGACCTCTACAGACAGGCGGCACGCGTTGCGATAGCCCACGAACGACAGCCAACAAAAATTAACGGCGCGCTGTACATGAGCATGTTGTACCACGTCATCGAGGTCGTCGAAAATTATATCAACGCGTACCGCGACCATCTCGTCACGCTCGCGGTCGACCTGTCGCACGAAGAGTACACGAGAATCGATCTCATGGAATCGCTCGCGAAGTCGTCGTACCTCGAGTGCACGCCCGGCCGAATCGAGCTCGCCTTCGAATCGATCTTGCCGCCGCGGAGCACCGAGCCATGACGACACGCGGCATACCTGAGCATGTGGCCGCCTGCGAACGCGCGGCATGGAAACACCGCATCATCTCGCGCGACCTCGAAACGGCCGAACGGCGATGGATGCGCGCGCTCGACGAGTGGCTCGCTGCCAACAAGGCGCTCTCCAAGGTGATGGGCGCACTGGATATCGCGGAGGGAGAAATGGAGCAATTGGCGAAGGGCGCCCCGCGGGTCAGCGCCCTCGCCGCACTTACCGCGCGCTGTCGTGACGCGGTCCGCGCACGACTCGGCGAAATCAAAAACGCGGATTAGCGGCGCCTCGGTTTCGGGATCGTGCGGATCTCGTCTTTGCGCACGCCTGGCACATAGAACCGAGCACGGCACGACTGACATTCGCGCTCCTGGCGATCGAGATAATCCTTCAACCTGAGCGTACGCTCGCACTGGCACACCGGACACGGCACGACACCGTACCACGTGTACGCCCGTTCGGGCGGCGCACTCGTCACACGTTTATTTTTTTCGGTTCTTGCGGCGCGCCCGTCACGCCTAACATCCGGGCCGCTGTCGCTGCGAGTACCGTTGCGTCTAGCCAGTGGTTTTGGGTTCTTTCTCGCTCCCATGTTACTACTCCTCTTTTTATGATTTGTTTTTCGGCCGTGATCTGCCGTAAAAACTCTGCGTGCCCATCATTGTCATGGTGGGCAAAGAGACTCATCGCGCCCGGCTCGCCCGCCGGTGTCGCAAGCCTTCGGTGTACGAATGCTTTTCCAAAATCTACATCGTGCTCGATTTCGCGCGGCACGCGACGCTTGCCGGGTTGCGGCCTGCGGCTGATGACGTGCCACCCCTCGCCGATCTGTTTAATGTCGCCGCCTCGCTTCTCGGGCGCTTTGTACCGCCGGCGCAACTTACGAAACATATTATTTTGCGACAAGCCTGTGGCGGGCATCACTATGCCGCCGCACACCTGCGCCACGACATCGGGCAGCCACCCCGCATCAATCAGCACGCCATCCGCCCCGTGCGTCTTGGTCGTGTTCGCGATGCGCCACGGCTGTCGCGCCATCGCGACGAACTCTCGCAAGCCCAACAACACAGCCTTCTCCTGCCCGTGATCTTGGTACGGGTTTTCGATTCTTCCGTACGAAACGACATGAGACGTGCCGTCCTCCTTCCAGGCGACGAGCGTCCAGTACAGGAGCTTCGCGTGCACGTCGCACCCCACCGTCACATACTGCGCCCACTCGGGTACGACCCCCTCGCGCAACGCTTCGCCCGACTCGTTCGGCGCGCCCTCCGCCACGCGGCCAATCGCGATCATATCCTCTACATCTTCTTTCTCGGGCGGGATCGGAACCGCCCAGACAAACTGAGCGATCTCACGCTCAGCCGAAACGCGATCCTGCCGGCGCGATGCCTCCCACTCCTGAAGCGCGATGTCACCAATATCCCAAAACATGTTATGCCACGCTGACCAGCGGACCGACAGCGTCAGGCTCTCCGGCCGCTCGTGCACGAGCTGCGCATCGCGCAGCATCGAAATGCGTTCGTTGTTGCCGATCCGCTCGCCGCACGCAGGACAAATAAAATACGCTTCGCCTATCGCCTGTCGCTCTGTCTCTGCTCCCTGCCACCCGAGCAGATGCTCTCGTTCAGGGGCGACCCACTCGCCGCATCGTAGGCACGCTGACAGGATGCGAGTGTGCGTGCCGTTTTCGTACTCGGTCCAAATCCGTCCGAGCGTCGTCGACGGCGTGCACTCGAGCCACACATTCTTTCTGCGCCCGTAACTTTTTGTGCGCGCCTCAATCTGCGTAATGCGGTCTGCCTCGTCACTCCGCTCCTTGATCCGATCCATCCCGTCCGTTTCGGTTACAAACAAATTGCGCACCGTGTAGCCCGCAACCGTTTTGTCGCCTCCGCCGCCCGAAAAGAAACGCACACTCGTTCCATTTTTGAGGCGGATCAATTCCGAGAATCCGGAGCGACTCCCTGCGCCGGCTGTTGGCAGAAGACCCGAGAAGCGTGACGCCTCGATGGCGGGCCGGATGTCGCGCACCCATTTGTCGCGGGCCATCTCCATGGTCGGCGCTGCAATGCCGATGTCCTCGCGCTTGACAAATAGCGCATGGGTGGCGGGCACAACGACACATGACAGTGTCTTCCCAGATTGCGTCGGGCCGAGGCACGCCTTGCGTGGGTAGGTCGTATCCTTGGCTGCCTCCAGAAGCAGCCCGGCGTAGGGCTGAAAGCGCGCGTCGAATTTCCGACCGCGAAACGGGCCGTCAGGAATCACGAAGTCCGCCTCCGCGTACTCGAGAATCGAAATGCGTTCGGTTTCGGAAACGAGCTGCCGTAGATAATCAACGTCTAGCATCAGCCGCCCTCCGCTAACATTCTTAAAACATCGGTCAACGGTCGCGCTGCATCCGCGCCCGCGTGCTGCATGATCTGTTCCTCTGCCGTGCGCAGCGCCGACACTGCAGCGGCTGTGTTTTCTCGCGCCTTATCGCGTGAAATGTACTCGCCTTTTTCTCGCTCGACGCGAAAGCGCGCCTGCTCCGCCTTCGCGGCTTTGTACTCGTCGGTGGCTGTCTTATCGATTTTATTTTTTGCGTTTAGCATTTCCCGGCGGCGCGCCCACAGCTTCAGTAGGGTGTCAACCGCGCGTGCGCCCTGCTCACTCGTGATGTCTGTGGTCGCCACCTCGTGGAGGTCTCGCTCGTACTGCGCGATGCGTAACATTTCGAGCTCGTAAAAATTCTGTCGCTCCGTGAGGTCGCGAAAAATCCCCCGAACCTGAACCTGCGTCAACTCGAGTTCCGTCGCGATTGCCGCCACGCCGAAGCCGTCAAGCCGCAGTCGCACCGCCTCGTTTCGATCCGCCCGAGTGACGGGCGGTTTTGCTTTCGTTCTCGCCTTTGTTTTCGCCATGGAATCATTATAACACAAGATACTGTACCAGTGAGTACGAAAACCGCAATCTCTAGTACTTAACAGTACATTTTTATCTATACATTCATCAGAAACACTTATAAAATGAACGTATGGATAAAAAACCGTTAACAGTCGTAGAAGCGCAAGCGCAGTACGCCGAGAACGTGCCGTACGAGGGCAGCCCGAAGCGCATGCGTCTCGCCCTGGCCGCGCTCATGATTCTGCGTGTCAATCGACCTACGCACGCATCGACCGGCGGCGCGGCACTCGCGTACGGACAGATCGACGAAGAGATCAAAACGCTTCGGCGCATGCTCTCGGTCGCTACCAAAAAGAGTCTCACACCCGTGAGACCGGGATACCTGTGATGTTCGAACGCTTTCGGAAAATGTTTTCGCTCGCCGGGAAGGACGAGCCGCACGACTCAGGCGGCACTAACTGCGACCGCAACTCCTCGCGTGATATACCTTCTTCCTCGCGTCCGCCCGGCGGGCGACCTATCACTATCACACAGCCGCACGGACGATACACGTCGCTGGGCTATGACGCGTGGCAGAGACTTGCGCGCGTCGACCGTCGCTTTTCCGGCGGCGCGCAACCCGGGCACGTACATGAGCGATTCGGTCGCGAGAAGCTACTCGCCCAGTCTCGCGATTTTTTCCGAAACAATCTAATCTACAAGGGTATCATCGACCGCGCGCTTGATTTTATTGTTGGCGGCGGTTTCGAGCTGCAAGCCAAGAACCGCGAAGTCGATCGACTGTGGGACGAGTGGCTCGACACCGCCGAGGTAACGGGGCGCTATCGAGGCGTCAAGTTGGCGCGTGCCATCGGTCGCGAGTTTTTTGTCACGGGCGAAGCAATAATAAAAAAGGTACAAGAAGACAGACTGCAGTTGATCGAGGCAGAACAGGTCCGCGGACACGAGGACAGCGGTATCACCTACGACGCGGTCGGCAGGGTACAGTCGTTTCGCGTGCACCCGTGGACGGCCGAACAAAAACCGATCCTCGTTCCCGCGCGCGAAATGCTGTACGTGTGCGACTACGAACGCCCGTCATCCCAGCGCGGTGTGCCTCTCATGCAGTCTGCATTCCCGATGTTGCACCGGATCGCAGACGTCTGTGACTCCGAGGCGATCTCATGGTCGCTCTTGTCTAGGCTTTTTCTGAAATATCAATCCGACGGTGAGGACTCGCCTTTCGCGCCTAGCGCATCGACGCCTCTGCAGTGGCAGGAGCTGAGCTATGCCACGGTCGCGCACATAGGTCGTGATGATCTGCTCGAGTCAATGACCCGAGACATCCCCGGAAAGAATTTCGGCGATACGTTGCGCGAGTTCTGTCGGCTGCTCGGGCTACCCGTTGGTATGCCGCTGGAACTGATCCTCATGGACTGGACTCGGAGCAACTATTCGCAGTCGAAGGCCGCGCTCTTGTTGTCGTGGAAACGCTTCGAGTCGCTCCAAAATATTTTCTTGCAAGATTTTTACGAGCCGCTTTTTGACTGGTGGTTCACGTCGCTCGTCGCGCGCGGCGCGGTCGAGGACACGCCGGAAAATCGGGAGCATAAATTTATTACGCCTCAATACCCGTGGCTCGATGCGGCGGCGGAGGTCAGCGCTTACGAGAAGAAGCTCGCTCTGGGTCTCACGACGCACAGCGACGTGGTTAAGGCACTCCAGGAGGAGCGAGAACAGGTCCTCGACCAGAGAGAATCAGAGATTCGGGATGCCATCGAGCGCAGTCGCCGACTCGCAGAGGAGACAGGTGAGCGCGTGCCGTGGCAGCACTGGTGCGGGATCACGATCGGGAAGACGGAGCAGGCAACCGTTGCAAAAAATGCAACAGTTAACGCGACCGACGAGGAGGACGACGCATGACCATGCACGCGATGCAATTTGAGCTCATGCCCGACGGGCGCCGCGCGCGACTCACCGCGCAGTACGTCACCGAGGTGGACGGGATTTATTTTGTAATACCAAAAAATTTTGTGACAGATTTCGCTTCGATCCCTCGCCTCTTCTGGCGTGTGCTGCCACCACTCGGCAGGTATGCGCCGGCCGCCGTGCTGCACGACTACCTGTACCTCACGCAGCGATACAGTCGCCGTGACGCGGATCGATTCTTCGAGCTCGCGATGCGCGACTTGGGCGTCTCGTGGACGAAACGAAAAACCATGTGGCTCGCCGTGCGCCTCTTCGGGTGGGTCGCGTACTACGACGTAGGATTTCAGCTATGACACTTTTACAGGACAGTTTCGCCTTGTGCGAGCCGGGCTACTATCGCGGCTGGCTTACGACTTTCGACGCCGCGAACGAACAGCGCAAAAAAGATAATCATCGCTCCACGTCGCATGAGGCAGCAGTCCGAGCACGCACCGAGTCGCCGCTCCAATCGTCGGCGGACATCGTCGTGCGCGGGCTGCTGCTGCCGCACGTGCCTGAGTGGTTCGACGCGTTCGGGCTCGTCGCGACGGGCTACGACGATCTGCTAGCTCAGATCGATCGCGCAAAATCGTCTCGGGACAGAGACGTATACCTCTGGTGCGACAGTGGTGGTGGCATGGTCAAGGGTATCGATCCCGTGCTCGCCGCCATGCGTGACTTGCGCGACACAAAAAATATTATCTCGCACGTGGATGGTATGTGCGCCTCGGCCGCGTACTGGATCACGTCCTTCGCGCACGAGGTCGGCGCAACAAGACTTTCTGAGGTGGGCGGCATCGGAGCCTACTCAGCGGCTGACACGGGCCAAAAAGATATTGTCGTCTTTCGGTCCGCGCCGCAGAAAGCCGCCGGACTCGATGGTTGGACTGACGAGCAACGCGCCGCCGTGCAAGACGTGATCGATCGACTCGGCGGATTTTTTCTCGAGGACGTTTTGAAAAATCGAGACGTCACGCTCGCCGAAATTAACAGTGGCCGCGTCTGGCTCGCAGCGCAGGCGCGCGATTTGAAGCTTATTGACTATGTGGCCGACGCGGCCGAACTCGAAACTAAAAAGGAAAACCAAAAAATGACAAACGAACTGGCCGAAAAACTGGCCGCCGCCGAAAGCAAGCTAGCAGAAGCGGAGGAGCGGCTTAATGCGATAGAGGCGCGCGAGGCCTACGAGGCAGAGATCACCGCCGCTTTCGCCGCCGATCCCGCTTTCGCCGCGAGTGTGATCGCGGAAGGAAAATCGCTTGTCGAAGCGCAGGCGATTCGAATCGAAAATCTGGAAAAAAAGTTAGCCGAACAACAAGCACCCGTTGCCATCCCGGTCGCGACCGCACCGGAGACAACGACACCTGCGGACGCCACAGAAGACGAGCCGCAAACGTATGCCGTAGCGGTACGAGCCTACATGGCTGAGCATGCGTGCACGGCCCACGAGGCCGCCGCCGCAGTAAACAGACAAAATCCGAACCTGCGCGCCAACCACATCGCGCAGCTCCTGAAAGGAAAAAAATAATGTCAACCTACAACCTGGGCGTGAAAACTTTTACTGCCGCCGGCGACCTTGCGCACAACACGCTTGTCGCACTCGACGAGGGTGCGGTTGTCACGGCAGCGCCGGGTGAAACGCCTCCGCTGATCCTCGGTGTCGCCACTGAGGACGCAGCCGAGGGCGCGCCTGTCGCCGTTAATCTCGCCAACTGCGCGGGCACGGTACAGATCGTGGCTGCCGCCGCCACTACGACCGGTGCCGTCGTCGAGCTCGCGGCCGGCGGAAAAATCCAAGATCTCGACACAGGTCAGCCTGTCGGTATCACTATCGCGGGCGCCTCGAAAGGCGCGCTCTGTGAGGTCATGCTCCTGACGGGCGCACAGACTACCGCCTTCGGCGACGGCGATTAAGGAGGCAGCCATGAGTACCTATAACCTTGGCGTTCGCACGCTGCCCTTCGCCGGCGACGCGATCTTCTCGGGCACGGTCGTCGCACTCACGGCCGCCGGGCTCGTCGAAGCGATCGACGGAACCGACCACCTGCAGGGCGACGCTACTCCGCTGGGTGTCGTCACGGAAGACAGCGACACGGGCGAAGCGCCCGTGTGGCTCCTGAACTGCGCGGGGACAATCCAAGTGCGCGCCGGCGACGACATCACGACGGGCGACCTGCTCGTACTCGGTGACGGCGACACCGCCGGCCACCTCGTGCCGCTCGACGGCGACAACGGCCTACCCATCGCGCTCGCACTCGGCGACGCGGAAGAAGACGCGCTCTGCGAGGTCATGTTTCTTTCCGGCGCGCAACTTATGAGTGTCGTTTACGAGCCGCCCGCCGCGCCTGCCGAACTCATCGCGACGGATGACAATTTCGTCTGTGAAACCGGAACGACCGCCGGCGAAACCGTCGGCAACGTGCTGACGAACGACACCTACGACGGCGCGCTCGCGACGACTGGCGACGTGACGATTACGATCGTGACGGCGGCCGCTGGCGAAACCACGCCCACTCTGAACACAACGACCGGAGACGTGAGCGTACCTGAGGGCACGCCTGACGACACGTACACGATCGTGTACAAACTGACCGACAAAGAAGATGACACCAACACCGACACCGCCACCGTGACGATTACCGTTGGCGCACAAGGAGAAACATAATGAGTTTATTTCTGGACCCTAACCTCAGTGATGCGCGCCCCGAACTGACGCAGGCGTACACCGAGTACGAGCCGGCAGGCATCAGCCTCGCCTTTAACGACGTGTTGCCCTTCGCGACCGTCGAAGAGCAAAAAGCAACGATCCCCACACAAAAAGCAGAGGATATGTTGCGCATAGAGAACATGGCGCGCCAGCCCGGCGGCCACTACAACCGCGTCAACCTGAGGCTCGGCGCTATCTCATACGCGTGCGCTGGGCGCGGGCTCGAGTTCCCCATCCACCTGGGCGACGGGCGACTTTTTCAGCTGCCGAGCCTTGCGCAAGAGGAAATGGGTGCGCGCATGTTGCGCACGAAGACTGACCTCTGGTATGAGGACATGGTCGCACAAGCGATCTTCGGCGCCGATGCCGACGCCGGAGAAAGTACTGCACCATGGGCGACCACAGCCGCATCCGATCCGCTCGGCGACTTGCAAACGGCCAGCGACTACATGGCCGGACTGACGGGCATGCGCCCCAACGTGCTGTACCTCGGCGAAAAAGCGTACATGCAGATGTGCGCCAGTGACTCGATTAAAGCCTACATGCCGGGCGCGCCCGCGATCGCGACGCAAACGGTCGCCGAATTCATTAAGCGTGAAATCGGCGTGTCCAAGATCGCGATTTCATCCGCGCGCAAAAACACCGCAGACGAGGGACTCGATCTCGATGCTGCTCCGATCGTCCCAGCCGACAAAGTGGCGCTCACGTATTCCGCGGCCGGTGACGGCTCGCCTTACGTCGATGCGGCTTGCGGCAGAATTTTTATTTGGGCAGAGGACGGCGGCGAGCCATACGTCGTTGAGCAATATTTCAGCGACGAGACGCGCTCGATCATTCTTCGAGTGAGAATGAATGTTGATGTGAACGTCTGGAATCCGTCACTCGTGCGCGTGATCGACATTACGAAAACGAAAGGAAGCTGATGATGACTGCGTTCGCCAACATGTTCGCAGAAAATTTCTCCCTGCTGCTTTCTGTCCACGGCTCGGCGGCGACACTGACCGTTGGCAAAACGGCGTACGAAGTCTGCGGCATTTGGCAGCGCGGCCAACTCGATTTTGATGACGCTCGCGGGTGGGACGCGACGGAGGACGATGGCACGTTTTACGTCATCCTGCCCGAGGGCGCAAAGCCCAACGTCGGCGAATCGACGCTCGATGTTGACGGAGAGCTGTATCGTGTGATGGGGGCGTACAGGCAGAGTCATGGCGTCACCGTCATGACCTGCGAACGCACCGAATATCTAAACGTTGGAGATGTGCCCCGTGACTAGCAGCGCGGTGAAGTACGACCTGCAGCGACTGAGCGATCTGCTCAGCCGAGAGTACGCGTTTCAGGCGTTTTGCTCGGTCACGCGCGTCACTGAGGCGCGCGCACGTATCTCGCACTACAACGCTGATATCACACGGCTACCGCTCCCGCGTCTCGTCATCCGCCCTACTGCGTGGCGTTCTTCGAACGCTGCGGTCACTCGTGACGTGCACGTCATCACTAGCGAGTTCCTTTTGTCGTTTTATCGACTGGTCCCTGATGGCTGGTCGCACGAGCGCGCATGCGTCGACATTGTTAATCGCGTAGATAAGATACGCCGTGCGCTGCAGCGGCAGACCGTGATGCCGATTGCCGGCGGCGGTTTTACGAGCGACGCGACCCCCGCGCTGACGCCGCCGAATGTCGTGCCCGCACTCGTGCGCCACGAAATCACACTAGAGATGGAGGCACGATGAAGTCGCTTGCAATCACATATTCCGATGCGCCGCAAATTATGGACGCCTTAAAACGTTGCGGCAAACGTGCGCGCGCTGCGAAACGGCGCGCGATGAGCGCCGCGTCGAAGCTCGTCGTGAAACGCATGCGTGCTGACGCGCCCGTACTTTTTGGCGCAACGAAAGCCTCGATCGGTACGAAGCGCGCCCGCATCGGCACAGAAGATGTGAACTATATCGGCGTGCGCAGTGACTATGTTTTTAGGAAAACAAAAACGGTCAAAGACAAACGCGGGCGCACACGACACGCGTCGGGCACGATCAAGCCGCACGACTACGCGTATATCTATGACGCACATACCCCGTGGCTGGACGCGTCGATTAACGCCGTGCGCCAGCCCGCGATTGACGAGCTGCATCGCGCTTTGTGGCGCGAGATCGAAGTTGAATTCTTAAAGCAATCTAACGAAAGGAGATAAAAAAAAATGGCTGACACTACTTACCCACTCGCGAACGGCACCCAAATCTCGTGGCAGGGCACAACGCTGGGCTCGGTCGTCTCCGCCTCGATGCGTTGCGCCGCGACAGCGGTCGACTGCACGACACTCGACAGCGCCCAGATCGATAATCGCTGCGGGCTCATCGACTATTCCGGCGACGTCGTTATTTCGCTTAAGGACGGTGTCGACACGCTCCCCGAGGTCGGCGACTACGGCACGCTCGCGGTTACGCCGCCCGGACTTCCGCAGGCGCTTAGCGCCGTAGTCGCGTGCACTGAGGCATCCTACGACGCGTCGGTCGACGCGCACAACATGCTGTCGTTTTCGTTCGTCTCGTCTGAGGCGACCCCCAATGACGGCAGCGGCGGAAACGGAACCTGATCATGGGCGACCTAACAAAAAATTTTAGCCGATCAGAATTTGCCTGCAAGGGCGCTGTGTGCTGCGATCACTCGTCCCCCGTCTCGCGCCGCCTCGTGCGCGGTCTGCAGGCTCTGCGTGTGGTCGTCGGCGCGCCGCTTACGATCACGAGCGGATTCCGCTGCCGCAAACACAACAGAAAGATCGGCGGCGCAGCGGACTCACAGCACACGCACGGCACGGCCGCCGACATCGCCGCACCTGCGGGGTGGACCCCTGCAGACTTGGCGCGAGCGGCCGACGCGCTCGGACTGTTCGACGCCATCGGCGTCTATCCGGACCGAGGGTTCGTACACGTGGACGTTCGCGGCGTGCGCTCGACCTGGGGCTATGTCGCAGGTCGACTCGTCACCTACGAGGAGGGATTGAGATATGAACAAAAATAAAAAAAACATAACGGTCAACGGGCGACAGTACACGCTCAAAGCGACGACGACGCTGCTCGACCATCTGGAGCAGCCTACCACCGAGGATGTGCGCGCGATCTTACGTTACGCGACATGGCGCATCTTGCTGCAGCCCGACGGCACGCCGTATCCGACCGAGGCCGACGCGCTCGAGAGCGTGATCCGCGCGGATGCGGACGCCGTGCTGGACGAGGTGCGCAGGACGTACTGGGACTGGATCCCCGACACGACAGACGACGAGAGCGCCGTGGAGGGCTCCGAACCAACAAACCCTTCCGAGGACTGAGGCGTTTCGCATTTCGGCTTGCGCTCGCTTTCGGCGACCTTGAGCTGGATCGTGTACGTGCGCTGCCTATGAGCACGTTCGCCGCGTGGCAGAGATTCTACGCGTTGGAGCCCTGGGGCGCAGAGTGGGACGATCTGCAGCAGGCGCTCATCCGATATCGTATCGCGCAGACCGTCGGGGTGCGGCACAGGTGGCAGGACGACCTGCTGCTGTCGCGTCCGTCGGCGCCGAAACAGATGAGCGACGCCGCGATAGAGAGTGTCTTCCGCCGACTCGGGTTCTCGGAACAAAAAACAGAAAGGAGCATCCATGGCCACACGTGACATGATCGTGCGCCTGAGCGCGCAGACTGGCGCGTTCGACGCGGCGATGAAAAAAAGCTCGTCGTCTGTTTCTGGCTTCGGCGCCAAGCTTGGCGGCATCGGCAAACTCGTAGGCGGTGCGTTCGCGGTCGGCGCGGTCGTCTCTTTTGGCAAACGCATTTTCGAGACCGCCGACGCGACCGCGAAACTCGCACGCGATCTTGACGCGACACTCCAACAGACGAGCGCGCTCGAGATGGCGACCTACAAGGCTGGCATGGAGACGGGGCGGCTCGGCATGATGATGTCGCGACTGCAGCAAACGATGGCACGACCGCAAGGGCGCGCAGGCGACGCGCTAAAATCGCTCGGCATCGATCAAGTAAAAATGCAAGGCAAAGACGCCTATGAGATGCTGCAGATGATCGGCGAGAAAATGCAGAGCATGTCGAACACGGCAAAAAAAGGCGTCGCGATCGATCTCTTCGGGACGCGCGGCGGGCGCATGACGCAGGTGTTGGCGGGCTTAAAAGACGCAGACGAGCGTATGGAGCGCATCTACGAGCGTATCGGCCTGGTCGGTCGGGGAGCTGAAGACATCGAGTCGTTGAACGACGCGTTTGCTGAAATGAAGCACACCTTTAATCTCATCGGCACCTCGATTGCGAACGACCTCGCGCCCGCACTCGAGGGGCTCGCGGTCGTGAGCGAAGAGGCAGCGCTAAAGGGCGCCGGCTGGCTGGACAACTACATGCGCATCATGGCGATCGCATCGCGCGACGCACACAAGGAAGGCAAGGGCATGCTCGGCGCGGCGTGGGAAGGGGTCAAGGCTATACCGAAGGCAACCTTCAACTGGGGCCAGGGCGCGCAGGAAGTGATCGCGGAAGACCGCGCACGCGAAGCGAAACAGCGCGAAAAAGTAAAGAAAAAAGTAGACGCGGCGAAAGAAAAAAAGATCGCGAAAGAACAAGAGGAGATGCGCATCGAAGCGATCAGCAAAGAAGTCAATCCCTACCTAGCCAAACTCGAAACGCCGACGGAACGCATCATCGGGCAGATGGAACTTTTTGCGGAGGCAATGCAAGAGGGATTAATCACCGGCGAAGAATATTACAAGTTGATGGGCAAGGCACAAGAGGATCTGGACAAAAATAACGAGAGCCTCCAAGAGGCGATATCGCTTGCGAAAGAATATAAGGACGAGCAGGCCGAGCTCGAGAAAAAGCTTGAGACCGTCAAAGCATACAAAGATCAAGGGCTCATCGACGAGGGCACGTACACGCGCGCGGCCGAGAGCATTAAGACGGCACTCGAAGATCTCGATCCCGCGTTAAAAGCGGCGAAGGAAGAAAAAGAGCGACACGCGAAATACCTCGAAGACCAGGCCGCCGAAGAGCAGAAAAAACAAGAACAGTGGATCGAAGACCGCGCAAAAAACGAAGAGTGGGCGCAAGAGCAGCTCGAAGATTTATGGGCCGAGCACGCGGACCGCATGAGCGAGGCAATGGACGGCACGGCTTCACAGGCGGGCAGCCTCTCGGAAATCATCGGCAAGCAAGCGCAGACGCAAGACACGATCGACGAGCGCAACCACGAAGAACTAAAAAGGATGAATGACACGATGCGCGAGATTGCGGATCGTTTGTTATACTATACGCCCGTGCTAGGCTGAGGAGAAATACTATGATCGTACGACGCATGCCAGGCTCAGAGACGAGCGTCGAGTACGGGCTCGCACAGAACATCACGCTCAACTATCAGATCATTATCCCCGCCGATGAAGCCGGAAACAAACCGCTCAGCGTACTGCACGATGCGGTACGTCAGCAGCCGCAACTCCTCGGTTTTGAGTCGGTCAGAATTTTGCAGAAGGAACGGATCGACAAAGGCGCGTGGGTCTTCCACGCCACCTGCACCAAGCCGCAGGAAGCGCGCCGCCATGATGCGTTTGTTTACCGTTATTCGACCGGGCTCGTCTCTGAGCAGCGCGGCACCGACATCCTCGGAAACCTCAACACGGTCGCGTATCCGGCGGGCGATGATGACGCACGCGTCACGGCGCTGGTTGACGTCACGACCCCGGCCATCGAGATCACGTGCACGGGCATCCGCGACCTCGGTGCCGATACGGAGTTTGGCGATCAGGCGATCATCCTACAACTCACGTGGCTCAACAAGGTCAACGAGACGACCTGGAAGGGCAACCCGCCGAGAACCGTAAAGTGTGTGTCGGTGCAAGTTGACCCAAAGCACAAATCCGCCTCACAGCACGTCGCGCAGATCACGTTTCGCTTTTCCGTTTTGCCCGGCATCGCGTCAGCGACAAACGGCGTTTGGACGGGCACACACGACCCGTGGATCTACTGGGAGTCGGGTGGTGACGTGCCTGCAGACGACGACTACCGACCGGGCGGCGCTGACGACTACAGCGCGTCATACCGCCAGACGCTGCAGTACTATCCACTAGATTTTAATACTACTTTTCCACTTGGGGATCCGACCCCGGAGGACGCGCCATGACCGATTTTGTAAAGGGCGAGCCGCTCGTCGCGGACAGGCTAAATGAGATCCCGGAGGCGACGCTCGCCGCGATCACCCCCGGCGCCGGACTCATCAAGGAGCAGCACGGCACGCTGACGACGATCAGGAGCACTGCCAGATCTACTGCCGCCGGGCTGCAGGTCGATGAGGTGGCACAGCTGCCTAGGGTGCCATCGCGCGGCGCGCGTATCGTGTACTGGTACGGCGACGACGAGAACCAGAGGCTGCGTGGTGGCGACGGCGACTATCAGCTGTGGGTAGCGTACGCCGGGCAGACGCAGTGGGCGCCGTTACAGTTTGCGACGGCGAGGAGCGGCATTCCGTTCGGCATCGAAGACGAAGACGAAGAAACCGAAAATGAAAGTTAACCCATGGCAAAATGGATCGTGCGCCACAAACCCAGCAGCAACAACGTGCGGCGCAAAGCACACCGCCGCATCGGCTGCCGTCGCACGTACCGCTCGCGCATCACGGAGCAATCGCCGCGCGCACGGGTCGAAATCGTGGAGGCGCCCGACCACTTTACCGAGGCTGACTTCTGCGGGGATCCGTCGGTGCTGTCCGCGGCGCCTGATCAGATCGTACGACTACTAGAGACACCCGGCAGGCGCATCCCCAGCGACCCGCTCTATCCGAGACAGTGGGATCTGCCTGACATGCGCGCGCCAGAAGCGTGGTACTACGGTACGACGTCAGACGTCGTTGTTGCTGTCATCGACACGGGCGTAGACTACACGCACCCCGAGCTCAGGCCGCAGCTGTGGCACGATCCTGCGCGAGCACCGGGCGACGCGCTATATCACGGTTGCGGTTTTCGGGATGGCGCGACCATGCCACCCATGGACGATAACGGGCATGGCACGCACGTCGCAGGCACCATCGCGGCACGCGCTAACGACGGTACGGGCGTGGCCGGCCTGATCTGGTCGGGCGCGCAAATCATGGCCGTTAAATTTCTTGATCGCGACGGCTCGGGCTACCTGTCGGATGCGATCCTCGCCGTCAACTACGCGATCGAGCACGGGGCGAAAATATTGCAAAATTCGTGGGGCGGCTCGGTGCGCGATGCGTCACTAGAGGAGGTGTGGAGGGCAGCCGGCGAGCACGGCGCGATCTGCGTCTGCGCGGCGGGAAACTCGGCGTGGAACAACGACTTCGATTTTTATTTTGCGCCGGTGTCGTATCCGGCGAGCTACAGGATGCCGCACAACGTGTCCGTAGCCGCGCACACCCCGCAACGAGCCCTAGCATTTTTTTCTAACTACGGTCGGCGGAGTGTGCATCTGAGCGCGCCCGGAACAGAGATACTTAGCCTAAACGTAATGCCGTCTGAGCGTCACGGGTACGGGGACTACGAGCCGTGGAGCGGCACGTCGATGTCATCGCCCCATGTTGCTGGAGCGTGCGCGCTCTTCTGGGCGGCCGCCCCGGCAGCCACAAATCTGCAGGTCGTAGCCTACGTCCTAGGTGGCACGACCACGGAGGAGTACTGGCCCGAGTACCTCGTCACGGGCGCGCTGCTCGACGCCTATCGACCGATACAGTATCTCACAGGGCCCGTGCCGCTCGAGACCTGCGAGAGCGTGGCAGACCTCCGAGTCGAGGAGTCTCCGACAGATCCGCAGCAGATAGATCTGCACTGGCGACTGCCTGAGGGCGCGACGGGCACGGTCATCTGTGCGAGTCACGTGACGTATCCGCAGGAGATCATCGACGACGTGATCTACACGGGTGCCGGGACGTCGTGCAGCGACACGCTCCAGGACACTGTGTCACCGCGCTACTACTCAGCGTGGGCGGTGTACCCGGGTGGTCGGCACTCGCTCCCCTTGCGCCAAGCGTCACGGATTCGGACCGACTTTTATTGTCCTGAGGCGCCGCCGGGCGTGGATTTCATTTGCAATTTTTGGGATGAGGATTGGCTCCCGTATCGCTCACTTCTGGATGCGCACGTCTTCGCGCAGTTCTGGCGCGGGCTCGCATCCAAGGGTCGCACGCACGCATACGGCTACGACCCGCACGAGCCTGACGGCAGGTTCTTCGACGCGCCGAAGACCGTCGGAGCACTCCGCGAGATCATGTTCCGCGACTACCCGCGGGCGCAACAGGAGCACTTCGAGGATCGCCCGAACGGGCACGACGTGATGGAGACGCAGTCGCGCTCCGAGGTTGCTCTTTTTCTCCTCGCCCTGTACCGAGAGCTGAATAAACTGCGCAGGGCGACATGCCTGTACTCGCCAGTCTTCGCGCGCGAGATGGAATGGACGTGGCTAGACTACTGGCACTATCGTGACACGGGCGAGATCAGGACGTGGCGATGGCCGGCAGAGTACGATGAGACGTACAGTGTAGACACTCCTGCTGATGCAGAGCGCACGTGGGATCGCTTTCGCAGTCCGCAAAACTGGCTCGCCATCACGACACTCGCGCGCCGCATACTGCACAACTTGCGCGTACTATACACCATGCCAATACCGTGGTACGTCT